ATCAGATCGTCGATATCGCGGCTGAGCCCCGCTTTCGTCTCGATGTTTTCCATGTGTCCATGTCCTGTTCAGGAGGTGGCAGACTTGATCAGCTGGGTCATGCGGCGCACCACGGCCGACAACCGCTGCAGATCGCTTGTGTCCGGCCCCGCATCCCGCCGGGACTTCAGACCGTTGAACCCGGCACGCATCAGCGCCCGGGCGTCGGAGCGCGTGAACCCGGCTTCCCGCACGAGCCAGCGCTCGAATTGCCGTTCGGTGGGCACGCCGCCGCCGAACGGAGTGGATTTGACGCCGAGCACTCGAGCTCCCGGCATCATGGGAAACGTCACGATGGAGATTTCCCACAGATCCAGATCGAGGATGCGCCGCACGCCACTGCGCGCGTCGCGGCCCGAGCGGCGCGCCTTGAAGCCGATCGAGAGGCCGTCGATGGCACCGGCCCGCATCAGGTAGAGCACGTCACGGGCCTTCTCGACCTCGAGTGTCAGCCGGCCGCGCACCTTGAGGCCCAGCGCATCTTCCTCGACGCGCTCCCAGATCCCGATCGGATGCGCGGGATCGTGCTGAAACAGCATGCGCACGCCGCCCGCGCCGCGCTCCGCCAGGCTCTGGCGGAACGCCCCCGGTTCGATCACGTCGCGCGCCAGGTCCTCGCGGCTGAAGAGGCTCGCGTAGCCTTCGAAAATGCCCGTCGCGTCGGCATCGATGAGGTCGAGCGCGGTGAACTTGAGCTCCGGCGCCTCGCCGGTCTCCTTGCGTTTGGCCATGATCGCTGTCTCCTCAGGCTTCGCCGTCCACCAATTCTGGCGGATAACCGGCCGCCTCGCGCTTCTCGTCGCGGGTCAGGAAACTCGCGCGCTCGAGCCTCGCCCACAGCGCCTCGCGCTCCGGCGACAACGCCTCGACATTGTCGAGATCGGGCTTCAGCACGAGGCCCTGCCCGTAGGCGGGGGCGAGCCACGTCGTCATGGCCTTCGCCGTGCGCTGCGCGAGAGGCAGAACCGTCTGGCGCCAGAACGAGCGCATCGCTTCCTGGTAGTTCGAATAGGTATTGTCGCCGGGGATGCCGAGCAGCATGGGCGGCACGCCGATGGCGAGTGCGATCTCACGCGCGGCCGCGTTTTTGGCCTCGATGAAGTCCATGTCCTTAGGCGACAGGCTGAGCGGCTTCCAGTCCAGCCCGCCTTCGAGCAACAGCGGGCGGCCAGCGTGCCGCGCCCCCTGGAAGTTCGTCTCCAATTCCGACTTCAATCGTTCGAACTGTTCCGCCGACAGCCGTCCGCCGGCCGTCCCGTAGACGAGCGCGCCGGAGGGGCGCGCCGAGTTGTCGAGCAGTGCCTTGTTCCAGCCGGCCGCCGTATTGTGGATGTCGATCGCCGTCGCCGCCGCCTCGATGGGGCTCAGGCCATAGTGATCGTTGACGGGATGAAAGAGCTTCATGTGCAGGATCGGCGACACGGCGCCGCCCGCCGCCTCCACGTCGAAGCGCACCGTGCGGCCGCTGGCTGTGTATTCGAACGCTTCCGGCCAGCCCTCGCGTCCCGGCACCACGCTCATGCGGTCCGGGCGCAGCGCGTGCAGTTCGCGCACGTCGCCGCCGAGCGTTACCGCTTCCGCGTATGCGTTCCCTGACACGAGCAGGTATCCATACCAGCTCTCGAAGAAGTCCGCCGACGTCTGGGCTGGATTGGGCCGCGCCAGCAGATCGAGCAGCGGATGCGTCTCGTGTTCGTGCGGGCCCTCGTAGAGCAGCAGCGGAATGGAGGCCGCTGCCTCCGCCACCATGCGCACCGAGCGATAGACGATCGGGTTCTGCATGAACCCTTCACGCGCGAAAGCTTGATAATCGCGCGGCGTCCACGCCGGCCGGCCCAGCGTTTCGAATGCGATCACCGGACCGGTGCGGCTCGCCTTCTGCTCCACCGCCGGCTGCGATGCCGTCAGCGCGTGCGCCGCCACACCGCGCGGCCCCGCCCACATCGACGCGAGCCTTTCCGTCCATCGGGCCATGATCAATCCTTTGGCTAGTACTCAAACAATCAGCACGCACGCTCGTCGCCTCTCCCCTCGGAGAAGAGGCCGGCGCGACAAGATCCCGACACTCTGGATGGCCGGGCGTGACGTCGATCTCCACAGCCCACCCGCAAACAGGCGAGCAAGCTCCCTGGATGGCTGCCTCACGGGCGGCCATGACGTGAGAAGAGGTTGAGAGAGAGTGCCTCACCCTCGCATCCCCACCTGCCTTGCGTCTCTAACCGTGGCCTCACCCCAAACGTCATGGCCGGGCCCGATCCGGCCATCCAGAGCCCACCCACCGCCATTGCAACAAGCCCTCTGGATGGCCGCCTCACGGGCGGCCATGACGTTGTGATAGAACCGTCCCACCCCCTAACGTCATGGCCGGGCGTGACCCGGCCATCCAGAGCCCCCTTGCGACACCGCGCGCGAACGCGAGCATAGGTCCACCGCTCTCATCCCCCTCCCCTCGACGGCGAGGGGTGAGGGGTGGGGTGAGAGTTGAAGTTGTGGGGCGAGCCACGCGCACCGGCAGTCCTGAAACCCCCACCCCTGCCCCTCCCCGCAAAGGGGGAGGGGAAGAGACGCGGCGTCGAGCGCTGCGTGCACGCATCCCCCCCAACGTCATCCCGGCGAAGGCTGGGATCCACCCAAGCCGCTGATGATGCGTCCTGTCAGAAACTTGGATGGCCCCCCGCCTGCGCGGGGGTGACGTGGAAGAAAGGGCGGGAGCGCGTGCTCCGCTCTCATCCCGCTCCCCTCGACGGGGAGGGGTGAGGGGTGGGGTGAGAGTTGAAGTAGGGTGACAGAAATGGTGGGGTGAGCCGCGCGCACCGGCAGTCGTCGAACCCCCACCCCTGCCCCTCCCCGCAAGGGGGAGGGGAAGAGAAGCGTCGAGCGGCACCGCGCCCCCCCCTCACCACCCCCCAACGTCATGGCCGGGCGTGGCCCGGCCATCCAGAGCCCACCCACCGCCATTGCAACAAGACCACTGGATGGCCGCCTCACGGGCGGCCATGACGTGAGGAGAGGTTGAGAGAGAGTGCCTCACCCTCGCATCCCCACCTGCCTTGCGTCTCTCACCGTGGCCTCACCCCCAACGTCATGGCCGGGCGTGACCCCGCCCTCCAGAAATCACCCACACTCGGTCGAGCCAGTCCCCTGGATGGCCGCCTCACGGGCGGCCATGACGTTAGTGTGCTTGTTTGCTCTAAAGCGTGCGGATGCCGGGCCGGATCATGGGCGACAGCTTCAGATCGGTCAGCGCCCACACGAGCGCATCGAGCCGATCCGGGCTCTTGCCGTTGACGCGGCCGTCGCCGGTGAACGCCAGCATCTGATCTTCCAGACGCTCGAAGCGGCCGGCGTGGGCGACGCGGCCCTCGGCGTAGAGAGCGGCCACCGGCTCCGCGCGCAGCCACTTGCCCCGCGTCGCCGTCACCTTGCGCACGGGAACCGCCTCATCCATCTGCTTCAGGATGGCGACGACGAGATCGCCGCCCTGATTGGTCTCGGCCACGATGTGGTCGGCCTGGTGGTCGTGGTAGGCGGCCACCGCCGCCCGCGCCCACACGTGCGGCTCGCGCCCCTGCAGGGAGCGGTCCTCCAGAACGTAGGCCCGTCCATCCTCGGCCACGCCCGCCACGACGATGCCGCACGCGTCCGACGTCGCCGTTGCCGTCACCGGCGGATCGACCGCCACGACGACGCGCTGGAGAGGCGGCGCCGCGCCGACCCGATGGGCCTCGATCCAGTCCCGCCGCCAGAGCAGCCCGGCCTCGTCCTCCACAATCTCGCCCATGAGTTCCTGCCGCCCGAGCACCGTGCCACGATAGCGACGCTCCATTTCCTCGACGAACCCCGGCGCCAGATGGGCGGCGTTGTCCATGGTCGCCGCCCGCGCCGTCAGTGTGGCCGTGTCGGCGATCAGCGCTTTGAGAAACGGCAGCGGTCGCGGCGTCGTCGTCACGCAGATGCGCGGCGCTTGTCCCAGTCGCAGCGCGAACTGCAGCATGTCCCACACCGCATCGGGCTCCTTCCACTTCGCGATCTCGTCGCACCAGGCGAACTCGAACTGCGGTCCGCGCAGGCTGTCGGGGCTTTCCGCCGAGAAGACGTGCGCCACCGATCCGTTCGGCCAGACGAGCCGGCCGTTGGTCGCCTCGTACAGCGGCCGTTCGCCGTCGGGATGTACCGCCAGCAGGCCGGAACTCCCCTCGATCATCACGCGGCGCACGTCCGCGTGCGTTTCACCGATCAGCGCGAGACGCCGTGGGCGCTGGTCCATGCCGTCCCACAGGCCGAGCGCCATGGCGCGCACCCATTCGGCGCCCGCCCGCGTCTTGCCGGCCCCGCGTCCGCCGAGCACCAGCCACACGCGCCAGTCGATCGCGTGGCCGGGCGGCAACTGATCGTCGCGCGCCCAGAACCGCCAGTCGAAGTAGATCCGGCGAATGTCGTCGTCAGAGAGCTCATTCAGGCTTCTGGGCGCTTTCGAGCCACTTCGCGCTGAGGCGCTCAAGACGCTCCGCAATCTCGCGACGCATCCGTTCGGCCTCGCTGCTGCCATCGCTCGCGCCTCCCTCGGGCTTGGCCTCCGTCTTCACCAGTTCGTCGTGGCGGTCGGTCACGCGTTCCATGGTGGTCAGCGTCGAGGAGAGGGCTTTCGCGCTGCGCTCCTGATCCTGCGGGCTCATGTCGGGGTTGTCGGTCACGTTTTTCTCCATCTTCTCCAGAAGACGATCGATGATGCGGTAGAAGCGCTGATGCCGCTCCGCGTGGCTTTCGGCCGGTCGCGGCACGGCCTCCTCCGCCGGAGGTGGCGGCGCGGCAGACACGGGCGCCGCGTTATCCGCTTCGGATCCACTTCCGGTCTCAAGTCCAGCCAACCCGGGCGCCGGCACTGCCGGCACGACCAGGCTGGCCGGTGCTCCACCGGACGGCTGTGGTAGAGCCGCCTGGATCGGCGGCGTCGCGCGGCGTTTGCGTGCCGTCCTCAGAATCCAGTTCTCGCGCGCCGCCTGATCGTAGACGGCGCTGCGCGAGATCCCATACCGGGCGGCGATCCGGGTCACCGGTTCCTTGGTCTCCTCGAAGGCGCGGCGCACCTCGGCCCACGCCTCCACGTCGAGGCTCACGCCCACCATGAGGACCCCGCTCCAACTGCACAGCGATGTCAGGAATACGAACTGGTGCGAAAGGGGACGCCCGCGGTTTGGGAGATGTCTCCGAACGCGGGGCTGCGCCCGCCAGATGAGAGCGCCGCCCGCAACTCTCGCACCATACGAAAAACATACCCGAGGAGCGTTGCGCTGTCAAACGCAAAAATACGTTTTATGTATTTTTTTCAACATTTTATGCGCTCTTCTCAAGACCAACCCGACAGTCTAACCCGCCGCCCGCCTGCGGGGATAACTCACGACCGCCGCAACCCGCCGCCCCGCCTTCGCAGCGGTTGTGCTGCTTGTGCCGTGCGGGACAGCGGCCATCCGTCAGCAATGGGAGTGTGGGCTCACGCCGGGGCGACATCGCCTCCTCCGCCAGATCGATCTCGCAACAAGGAACCGCGCCATGTCGACCAAGTCCCTCGTCCCCCTCGCCGCCTCCCTCCTCGCCG